TCGCTTAAGTCTCAACAATTCACCTCATGCCGGGAGGCAGCGGGTATAGGAGGTTTTTAGATGGGATTACTCAGTGTGATTGTGGATAGCCGTGAACCTGCGTGGGCAAAACAGCTCAAGTTTGGGGGTGTACCTGTTGTAGTTCAAACGCTCGAAGTTGGCGATTACTGGGTAGCCACTGATGATGCAAAGATTTTGATCATCGAGCGCAAAACTCCTGATGATTTCATCGGCTCGATCATGGATCAGAGGATATTTCACCAGGTCGCTCACATGCAAGCCATGCGAGAAGAAGGATATTGGCCTTACGTAATGATCACCGGCCCCATTCAACGAAATTCTGATGGTTCTGTGTTTACCACACTGGATCGCAAGTTTCGTTGGAACGCCTTGCAAGGAGCAAAGCTCAGTATACAGGAACTGGGCGTGCCAATTATTGAGTGCGCCAGCGACAATGATTTTGAAGACGCAGTCATGCGACTGGCAGAACGCTCTCGCACAGACACGGTCCTCATTCAACCCGTTCGCAAACCAACCTTTTTAGGTGGTGAAGCCACACTGCTGTGTGCGTTGCCTGGTATTGGAGTTGACACGGTTGGCAAGGTGCTTGATTACTGTGGATCCGCGGCATACGCACTTTCAGAGTTTTCATACCTGGGATCCAAACTCAAGATACCTGGCATTGGTCCAGGCATGAAAAACAATATCCGCTGGGCACTCGGTTTGACAGATGATGATGTGCTGGTTGTGGCGGACAAATCAATTTATGACCAAGAAGGAGTAAAGAATGACTAATGAATTAGTTCTATCGAATAATCGAGAATTGACCCCCGCAGTGTGGGGCATGTTGAAAGAAATCGCGCCGGTGATGCACGTGAGCCGCCTATTTGGAATGAGTTCTCCAGAGCAAGCCACAGCCATCATGTTGAAAGGCTATGAATTGGGGCTCTCAGTAACCGCAAGCTTCGAGTTTGTGCACGTGATCGAGGGGAAACCCACGCTAAGCCCAAGGGGCGCGCTGGCTATCTTGATGGCAAAAGGCGTGCTCGATGACTTCAAACTGACCGACATTATGAAGGATGGAAAGCTATTTGGAGTGCGATGTTACATGAAGCGCGGAAACATCGAATACACGGTTGAGTTCACGCGCGATGATGCTGAAAAGGCGGGGTTATTGGAAGGATCCCCAACGGCAAACGGCAAGCGCGGCAAGGGCAATTACGAGAAGTACGAACGTCAAATGTACACCTGGCGCTCGGTTGGCTATTGCGCCGACATTGTGGCTCCAGATTTGACCGGTGGATTGTCCACGTACATGAAAATGCCAGAGGTATTTAAGACAGTTGAAGTTGATGACAATGGCGATTTTGTGAAGCCTGGAGTGACAGTTATTGACGCGCCCAAGATGCCAGTGATCACGCTTAACGATCTGATTGCGAAGTTTCCGGCGGAAGCGATCATGGAAGCGAACGACGGGAAAATCCCGAGTACGGATACTGAGATCGAGAAGGTCGCAGCGAAGTTGGTGGTGAGTGACAAATAATTGTGGGGTCTACAAAATCACCAATACAGTCACGGGTGATTTTTATATTGGAAGTTCGGTTGATATTTGTAGGCGATTTAAGCAACATCGTAATCGTTTGATTAAAGACTCCCATGAAAACGCACACCTGCAGCGGTCTTGGAATAAACACGGAGAGACTTGTTTTGAGTTTTCAATATGCGAACATTGCGAACAAGAACAGCTAATTATGAGAGAGCAATTTTATATTGATAACGAAAAGCCTACCTATAACATTTTTCCCTCAGCTTCGGGATTTTATTTAGGGTTCAAACATTCCGAAGAATCTAAACGGCGTATTTCAGAAGCGCAAATGGGTGAGCGCAACCCCAATTTTGGGAAACATATGTCCGAGGAACAAAAGCGAAAAATCTCTGAAAGAATGAGTGGTGAGCGTCACCATAGTTATGGAAAGCGAAAGAACCCGCCCAAGCCAAAGAGAACATCGAAATATTGTCATTCTGAGGAAACCAGACTCAAGATGTCCGTGACACATACAGGTTGTCATCTTTCCGAGGAAACTAGAAAGCGAATGTCTGAAGCAAAATCAGGTGAGAGGCATCCCATGTTTGGCAAAAAGCATTCAGAGGAATCTATCCGAAAGATGAGTGAGGCAAAGATTGGTAAGCCAAACGGACGGCTTGGAGCACACATTTTAGACAGTTTAGCTGTGAAGGCAGACGCATGACAAAACATTTCGGGTTTCCCACACAAATCAGACACGAATACGGTGCATTGGTGCTGCTCAGCCCATATAACGCCAACCTGGTCAACTCGGTGAAGACACTCCCGATGGCTGACCGCAAGTGGGATGCCAACCGCAAAGTATGGCTTGTGGAACCGAAACATATAGATCAGCTAATTTCCTGGGTTGACGCGTACACCGGTGAAAAGGTTCCCTCTCCTTTACCTCTCACCGGTGTCGCGTCTGGCGGTAAAGTTACCCAGGTGTTGACACTCAAATACTTGGGTGGTTGCAAAGTGAGAGAAGACGGCTCCAAGAGTGCGTTTGGTTTGGTTGATGGTGAGTGGAAAGTCATATTTTCAGAGGCGGTTTTGCAATTGTGGTTTGAGGGAATAGAGCCAGACGAGAGCTCAGTATCTGTGAAAACAAGGGTGGGTACATATTACTCCATTTTAGGGGTGAAGAAGACCGCCACTGCCGATGAACTCAAAACCGCTTTTCGCAGAATGGCGCTGCAATGGCACCCAGATCACTGTAAAGAGGTTGACGCGGCTGAAATGTTTATCAAGGTCAAGCAAGCGTTTGACTTGTTGAGTGATTCTGGGAAACGCGCTCGATATGACATGGGATTGGAGCTCCAGACCGAATTTGACCGGAAAGAGCGCGCAAGTCAATTGCGGGAGCGCAGGAACACGTTGGTCGTGCAAAGCGCTTACCGCGCCCCCCTGCGCTGTGGGATCCTGCTGGTGGAAGGCCTGTTGAAGCTGGGTCGAATTGAAGTGACGAAGATCCACGGCTGGCAGGACATTGTTGACGCTGAAGGTAAAACCCTCATATCAAGTTGGCCAAAAGGCGCGACTGAATTAGTTGAAGAGTGGATTTGAAACTATGAATAACCAAATAAAAAAGGAGATAACACAATGAGCGAAACGTGGACGGCGATGAGGCACGCGGCGACGGAGCAGTTTGGGGCGGCGTATCAAAGCAATTTATTTGCGGGAGGTTTTTGATGGGTAAAAAAGAGTTGAAACGGAATTTTAAATTGTACAAAACCTTAGCTGAAAGAGCAACGGTGGATTGCATTCGATTAGTCACGCATCTTATGGAGTATCGTAAGCGCGCTAACTTTGCAGAAACTTTTATTGAGCGGCTGATTGAGGCGGGTTCAGCTATATGGCATAGCCTTCTATGGTCGCATGACAACGTGATAATCTGGGACGCTCTCGTTGCCGAGTGTAAGGAGCAGGGGGAGCGCCACAATACAGACCGTACTTATTTGGATGTCGAAATCAGTACGGTTGTAAAAACCTCACCAGATAATAACAAACTAGATTCAGGAACCCTTGAATACTCGGCTAGGTGGATTGAAAATAGTCTGGTTGGGGAAACAAACGAGAGGGTCGTTGAATTTGGTAAAAACATGGCAATGTCTATTCGGGCGGCGAGGTCTTCCAATATTGACGATACGTGTCCTAACTGCGACGGAGCTGGAGAGCTAGCAGGCGATTACTTTGCAGAGGACGGAATAATAACTTGTGGTAGATGCAACGGAAAGGGGACAATATGATACTAGAGATAACAATGGCGACCAGAACGGATGGAATAAATGAGTGAAGGCAGCCTGAAAGAATTGTACGATGTCTGTGATGGCAAATTTGATATTCCGTTTGGAGAAGATACGTTTTCAGTTAGCATGATTTTACGTGAAGCCCTCAAAGCGGCGGTTGAAACATCTAGTCTACTTTACGTTTATCGAAAAGACGGAATGTATCGCCTGACCCCACAATTTCCAGACGGATGGAAAACAACTGGAGTTGCACGTGTCTACCCTGGCGGAAGAACTGAATTGAGACGTGCACCTCAGTATGCCGTCGTCGCCGAATATCGCGCAACCAAAAAGGAGAGTGTGGAGTGAGTGAAATTAGCCCAAAGGCTGTGAGTCTAATCGGTAAGGTAGACCAGTACGTTGGCGATGCCACTTCTGCGCAAGGTTACGTTGTTGCGCTTGGCAATCTTGAGGGTTACATCGCCTCGCTCGAATCCGAACTCGCCTCCCTGCAATCGCGGCTGGCGGCGTACGAGGAGGGGTATGACTGACGTATCATCGACTATCATCGTTGGCGAGTGTACATTGAGTCCGTATCTTGACGTAATCCAGGTGAGCATACACGGGCAACAAGCGTGGTGGCTGACTAAGGCGCAATTTACCGACTTGATGCAGGCTGGACAGGTGCTGATCGAACGCGCGGCAAAGGTGGAGGTGGACGAATGAGTGACAAACAACCCATCAAGGCAATCGCGGTGATCATCGACGTGAAGGACTTCCCCAAAAATTGTACTGTGTGCGTATTCCAGGCAAAGTCGCAGTGCATTCCCCAGGGCGAACATTCGACCATTTCTTACTCAGTAAGACCGAAGGGATGCCCGCTTATGACCATCGAGGCGTTTAAGGTGATGATCAAATGATTCTCCCCGATCCCGCGCCCAAAAGTCAACGATGCAAGGAAGGTGAACGGCTTCACATATCTTTCCTACATACTCACGAATGGGAAATTTCCCAGAGGTACTTTGCACACGTACATTCATGCTCAGTATGTCAAAGGGCACGCATAAAAGAACATAAGGAGAAATCATCATGGAAACAACATTAGTTGCAGGCTCTATATCATCAATCACCCAGGTATCAGGTAAGTCGCTTGCCCTGGCATTTATGGACGTTGAGACGGTCGTCTTAATTGATACCAGCGGGTCAATGGGTGCAATGGATTCGAGGGGCGGACAATCACGCTATAACATCGCCTGTGAGGAACTCAGTAAGTTACAAGGCAATAATCCTGGCAAAATTCTCGTAATTTCCTTCTCCGACGAGGTACAAGTATGCTTAAATGGTATTCCCTACAACTTCATGGGTGGCACAATAGTGGGTCGTGCACTACAGTATGCGAAACAATACGATCTGCCAGGCATGAACATTATTTTGATCTCAGATGGCGAGCCCATGGATGAATCAAACGCCCTACATGTGGCGAAAACCTACCAAAACCCGATCAGCACCATCTATGTTGGTCCTCCCGACGAGCTCAGAGGCCGTGAATTCCTTGAAAAACTTGCCGCTGCCACTGGTGGAAAAACTGTCACAGCTGATAGAGCGAAAGAATTAGCATCGAGTATTACAACATTATTGCTCAAGGGGTAACCAAACCTCAGTATAGGAGTGCCGTTCATGGCATATGTAATCAAATCATACGCAGACGCGCTGATACTCAAACCCCGTATCGGTTACCTGGTCGACAAAGTCCTGCAGGCGGGCTCAGTATCCATATGGTATGGCTATCCGGGCAGCCTTAAATCCAACCTGGTCATGGACATGGCCATGGCGATCGCGATGGGGAAACCGTGGCTGCCAAGCATGCCGCCGGACAAATCGAGCACCGGACAAAACACGGTTCAAACACCCGTGATCTGGATCGATATTGACAATGGCGAAGATGTGGTTGAGGAACGCATGAGAGCTTTCGGCTCAGTATATGGAGCGGACGCTTCGACGCCGTTTTTCTACATGCCTTACCCCGACATCCGGGCAATCAGTGGTAAGTACATGACAGATCTGACAAGCTTTATTGCAAGCACAGGCCTGGTGAGACCACTAATTGTTTTGGATACCTTACTCCGAGCTGCAAGAGTCAAAGACGAAAACTCCAGTGAAATGGACACAGTCATGTACAACATCCGAAAACTTGCGGAGGATCTGAAGGCGACGCTGGCCTTGATCAGCCACTCCAATAAGGTCAATGCCGGTCGGGCTGGGAACTCCTTGCGCGGGCATTCGTCCATCGAGGGCGGGGTTGACTCAGTGTTCAGAGTGAGCAGGGATGGCAATTCGGACATCATCGAAGTAACCAACGAGAAGGCGCGTCGGAAACCAGTTGATGCATTCGCAGCGCGTTGGACCTATGACTCTGATCCGGTAAGCGATGAACTCATTCAAGCGCGATTTTACAGAGCCACAGCCGTGAAGGTGAACAAGCAGCAACAAGCAACCAACGCAATCATGGCCAACATTCGTGATCTCCTGATTGCTGAAGGTAAGATGAATAAGTCAGAGTTGTATAGTCGGATCAGAGGCAACAGGCCAAACTTTGAAAATGCTCTATCTCAAGCCGTCAAAGACGGACATATCATTGAAATACCTGGATTGTTTCACAATTCTAAGGTTTACGATGCCCAATAAATTGTCACTTTACCCGTTTACCCAACTTTACCCAAGAACTGTTTTGAAACAGGTAAACCACTTTAACCGTTTACCCCTCCCTTTTAAAGGGGGGTAAATGGGTAAACCGACTGCAACGAGGACATTATGAACTTACCCTATGAAACTGCAATGCGCTGGATTGATGCCGGTTTCCCCGTTTTACCAATCGCTTTTATGTCAAAAAAAGCGATGGTGGATTGGAAGGAATTTCAGACCAGATTGCCCTCCTATACTGAGCTCTCACAATGGTTTTATTCAAGCATCATGAACCTGGGCTTGATTGTGGGCAATGGCCTGGTAGTGATTGACTTTGATATTATGGCAGTGTTTGAACATTGGGTCAAAGGATTTGAAGCGCAATTTCCGCAAGGCACTTACATGGTCGAGACACGACGCGGGATACACGTTTATGTGCATACTGAGCTCCCAGCTAAGAACTACCACAACCCGATGCTGGACATCAAGGCGGAGCGCGGGTACGTTCTGATCCCACCGAGTGTGCACCCGAGCGGGTTTGAGTATCGGGTTTGGCAGGACAAGCCGATATTGAGAGTGAAGCAACTGACCGACGTGTTGGGTGAGGAGTATATGCCGGCGGTGGAGTGTGTGGAGAGGGTTGCACGACCTCAGTATGTACAGAGCAACGATCCCTGGGAAGACGCGTTCACAACCAGTGACACGCGGTCAGTACAGGAAATCCGCGCGCGGGTTTCAATTCTGGACCTTATTGAAGCCGAATCATCCGACCGGTCCGGGCGTTGGTATGTTGCAAAATGTCCCTTTCATTCTGACGAAAATGAAAGTTTCTGGATCGACCTACAGAAGCAAATGTGTGGGTGTTTCAAAGGTTGTAACGCAGTTCCTATGGATGTAATAAATTTGTATTCAAAGTTAAATCATTTGAGCAATGAGGATGCAATTAGAGAATTGAGTAAACGATGAGTGATTGTGGTGTTTATAAAATAACTAATGTGGTTACTGGCGATTTCTATATTGGCAGCTCAGCTTACCTTCGTAAACGCTATGGTTGGCATAAACGGGAATTGAATATAAATTGCCACAGCAACAAGAATTTACAAAATGACTGGACCAAATATGGAGGAGATTCTTTTGAGTTTTCAGTGGTCGAGTACTGTGAAAAAGAGAGATTGATTGAACGTGAGCAAGCTCATATCGATATTGAGAGGCCTGTTTACAACATATGCCCAACTGCAGGAAATCGTTTGGGTGCCAAACATTCTGAAGAAGCCAGGAAGCGAATGTCTGAATCAAAAACAGGTGAACTCAATCCTATGTTTGGTAAAGAGCATTCTGAAGAAACAAAACAAAGGATGTCTGCATCGAAAACAGGCGAGCGAAACGGGTTTTTCGGGAGGCAACACTCGGAAGAGACTAAGCGCAAGATAGGCGCACGTTTTCATAAAGAAGATACTAATAATCACCTGAGCAATCAGGAAGCGATCAGAGAAATGGCGAAAGGATAACTATGGCGGATAGCGAAATCGTATGTCAGAAATGCGGATACAAATTTGGTGAGATGGTTCAGGTTGGTGATTGTTCCTGGGCAAACATTGGCGGTGTTTTGACGAATTACCATCATGGAGTGTGCGCCGTATGTGGTCAGGAATTCTACTGGTCGATATCCGGGCAACAATTATCGCGATTAGTGAAGCGTACGTTAGAGCAGAGGAAGAAGTATCAAAATTAGATTCTTTGTGCTATAATTTGATTACGACGACAAACGAATAACTCGGTTGATCAGGACTCCGCCCTGTGATGGTCATAATTACTGACCCTCATGGGGTGTTTTTAATTTAATTGGTTTTTGCGGAGGAATGTGGCTCTTACACTGATATTACTTACAGATATCCATGGCGGACGGGAAGTGTTGTGGACCTGGAGCCGGATGCTTGAAAAGACGCGCCTGATCTGGCAAAGAACTTAGGAGGACATTTGGCAATACAAAGAGACGAAAAAGGCCGCTGGCTGAAGGGTCAAGGAAGCGCGAACCCGGGCGGTAGGGTTGCCAGTGGGAACATCCGCAAGATGATCGACGCGGTGATCTGCGATGATGACTGGCGCAAGATCATCAAGATACTTTTCGACAAGGCAATGAATGGTGATTTGAAAGCCATTGAAATATTGCTTGATCGTCGATTTGGCAAACCTACGCAGCCGATATCCGGCGATGAGGATAGTGATGTTATTCGGGTCGTGTGGAAAAACCTAAGCAATGAGTGATAAACATATCGAATTAGATCTAACCATGGTCAATGAGGTTTATCGACCTTACTTGACTGATTACGCGCGGACGCAGATTTTGTTTGGTGGATCTTCGTCTGGAAAATCAGTGTTCTTAGCTCAACGTGTCGTAGCGGACGTGCTGGGTGGAAAACGTAACTATCTGATTCTTCGCCAGGTTGGCCGGACATTGCGCGGATCTGTCTATACTGAGATCGGGAAGGTGATTATCCGCTGGGGGCTGCAGGGATATTTCAATGTGAACAAATCCGACATGATGATCACATGTATGAACGGATATCAGATCATCTTTGGTGGCTTGGATGACGTGGAAAAGTTGAAATCACTCACACCGCAAAAAGGTGTGATCACGGACATCTGGGTTGAAGAAGCCACGGAGACCGAGCGAGATACGATCAAGCAGCTGTACAAGCGTCAACGCGGCGGTGATCCGACAATTCCCAAGCGTCTCATACTGAGTTTCAACCCGATTATCCAGAGCCATTGGATTTATGAGGAGTATTTCAGCACGATCGGCTGGTCTGAAGAGCAGACAGAATATCACTCAAGCGAACTCAGTATCCTGAAGACGACATACAAAGACAATCGTTTCCTTACGCCCGAGGATGTGTACGACCTCGAGAACGAACGTGATCCATATTATCGAGATGTTTACACGTTGGGCAAATGGGGCGTCTTAGGCAATGTGATCTTCACCAACTGGATCATAGCGAACCTGAACGACCCCGCGGATCCGTATTACTTGCCCGAAGCGCAAAGAACCAATCGCCGGCATGGCCTTGACTTTGGCTTCTCCAGTGATCCCGCGGCGGCACCGTTTACGCATTACGATCGGGACCGTAAACGCATATACATCTATGATGAGTTTTACGAACGTGGACTTACTAATGATGTTCTCGCCGTGGCGCTCAAGAAGATCATCAATGAGGATTACATCAAGTGCGATTCATCTGAGCCGAAATCTATTGTCGAACTTAAACAATATAAACTCAATGCTGATGGCGCAAACAAAGGCAAGGACAGTGTAGTATTTGGCATTCAATGGTTGCAACAGCAAACGATCATCATAGATAAGAGCTGCGTAAACTCACGCAATGAATTCTCTCAGTACAAGTGGAAAGAAGACTCGTCCGGGAATGCGATCAGACAACCATTGGACAGGCACAATCACATCATAGACGGTCTACGTTACGCCTATGAAGACGACATGCTGGAACAGCACGTTGATTACTTACCAGGACTTTATAGGTAGAGGTGGTGAAGATGGTCGAAAATTATCTAATGACTGCAATTCAAGATACCGTACGCATGACCGAGCAGGATCGGCTGGAGAAGTTTCGCCGAAATTGGGAGATCTATTATGGCAAGGGGGCGAAGCCGTTGAAGGTAGTTCCCGGCGCTGCAGACGACAATCTACGGATGAACTTCAGCCGTATGTTTATCGACAAGGGTGTGGCGTTCTTGTTTGGCAAAGACGTGGGATTTGAAATTACCAAGGAAAAGACAACGCCTGCAGAGGCGTATTTAAGCGCCTTATGGCAAGCCAACAAGAAAATGAGTTTGCTTCAGAAGATGGCCACATCCGGCGGAGTGTGTGGCACAGTGTTTGTGAAGATCAAATGGCAGCCAGGCATGGAGCCGCGATTGATCCTATGGGATGCGGAGACCGTTTCGGTGACGCTTGCAGAGGATGATATTGACAAGGTTGTGGCATACAAACTGGCCTATCCAAGTATCGATCCGGCGACCAAAAAGGCAATAACGATCTGTCAATTGGTTGAACAAGATGGCGCGGGCTGGTTGATCACGGACCAACGCGGTAGAGTCGATGGCGGCCCAATGGAGACGGTTGGCACCCCGCAAAAGTGGCCATACGCATTCTCTCCTGTGGTGTATTGCCAAAACATGATCGCGCCGCATGAATTCTGGGGCATGAGTGATACTGAGGACGATTTAGTTGAGGCGATCGATAAGGAAAACTTTACTGTATCCAATATTCTCAAAATCTTACGTTACCATGCGCATCCGAAAACATGGGTGACTGGCGTGAGAAAAGAGGATGTCAGAGTCAATCCGGATAATATGATCCTTTTGCCTACAGACGCATCCATTGGAAACCTTGAGATGCAGAGCGATATGGAAAGTTCGATTCAGATGTACAAGGAGCTGAAACAGTTCGTGCACGAACTTGCGCGAGTGCCAGAAGTTGCCACGGGAAAATTGGATTCGATTGGTCAGCTTTCCGGTGTGGCGCTGGAGATTCTATACCAACCACTGCTTGAGAAGACCGAGGCGAAGCGCGTAACCTACGGTGAGATGATCGTAGAGTTGAATCGTCGATTGTTGGCGTTGGGCGGTTATGGTGAGAATAACCTTACTGAGCTTCGATGGCAGGAAATGTTACCCAAGGATCAGGTTCAAATGACCACGGCGGCCATTGCTAAGAAGACTCTGGGTGTGTCGGCTGATACTCTTATTCAAGAATTTGGTTATGATCCCGACATAGAGAGAGCAAAGAAGTTGAAAGAAATTGACCTTGGGCGCGCATTGTTGGGCGCTTTCGACCACAATGGAGATGATACTGAGTAATGCCTTACTCCACGCTTGACGATGTAATTGCATCGTTTCAACTTTCCATACTGAGAGAAGAGCGCAAGACAGCGTCCGCAATGGTGCGTGTGTATGCGGATGGTTGGAAACGTGTCAAGGCGAAGATGGCCACGTTGCAGGCTCAGTATGATAAGGCGGTTGCAAGTGGCGAAGCAGTTGATTCCAACTGGATATATCAGAACAGTCGTCTTATCGACATTCAAACATTGATCGGAAAGGAACTCCGGCGCTTTTCAACCTATGCGGGCAGTTCTATCTCATCCGCACAACGCAGGGCAATTGCGGAAAGTCTGACCTTCAGCCGTGATTCAATCATACTGAGACTTGGACCTGAATATGATGTCAGTGATTTTCTTCGTGTCACCTCGTTGCCCACAAAATCTATTGAGATCATGGTTGGGGTCAATCAGCCAGGGTCGCCACTGCAGACGCTATTCCAGGGAATCAATACGGATGGTGCGCGAGAGGCCAGTAATGCGCTAATCGAAGGCATGATGCTGGGTTATAACCCACGTAAGGTAGCGCCGATGATTCGGGATGCATTGGGCGTGCAATTGACCAGGGCGTTGACTGTCAGCCGTACTGAGATCATGCGCGCGCATAGAATTGCGGCGGAAGAAAACTATAAGGCCAACAGTGATATTGTGACTAAATGGCGATGGCAAGCTGAACTCTCGGGAGCGTGTGGTGTGTGTGTGGCGATGCATGGGACGGAGCATCCAATTGGAGAGAAGATGTCAAGCCATCCGAATTGTCGTTGTGTTGAAGTTCCGATTACGCTATCCTGGGAAGAACTCGGTGAGAAATTCGGCATTGACTTCACCGGTGTCGACAAGTCGGGTCCGACATTCGAAGAGCTTGCCAAGAAATACAACATGTCACCAGCACAGATAGCGCGATATCAGAACAGCAAAATCACAGGGGAATCGTATTTCAATCAATTGAACGAATCCGAACAACGTCGACTCCTTGGCCCTGCGAAGTGGCAAGCGTGGAAGGATGGAAAATTTACGTTTGACAAACTGGTCAAATCCACGTGGAATTCAACGTGGGGTGAAGGCAAAAGCATGAAGAATTTGATAGAGCTATTAGGCGATGAAGGTGCTCAGTATTATCTTGATCTGATACGAAACAAAGAAGAATCGCCATAATTTGCTTGACAAACGGGTATTTGTAGATTCTTTGTGCTATAATTGACCTTGTAAGACCAATTGAATAAGTGCAGGCTCATCCTGCTGCGATATCTTGTCAGTTTCGCCTGACCGTTCAGCCAAAAAGGGCTACCGGTTGGGCGTTTTTCGTTTAAGCCCAACAAACACACGCGACACCGGCGGCAACTGGTGGAGAAGGAAAATGAACATGACAGACCAAATAGAGAACACCAAACAACCTGAAAATGCTGGGAATCCTGGTGACAGCGCCAGTCAGGGCAATAAGGCGTACTCGCAAGAAGAACTGAACCGGATGTTTGCAGAGCGCAGCAGTCAAGCGGAGCGATCGTTGCTCAAGAAACTGGGCTTTGAAAAAGTAGAGGATGCTGAATCCATACTGAGAAAAGCCCGCGAACGCGACGAATCCGAGAAGACCGAACTGCAGAAGGCTCAGGAAAAGGCGGCGCAGCTTGAAAAGGAACGCGAATCATGGGTGAGCAAGCAGAAGGAAACCGCGGCTCAGTATGATGTGGCGCTCAAAGCTGCCAAACTCGGGATCGTTGATCCGGATGCCGCATGGAAATTGTTGGACAAATCAGCGCTTGAATATGGCGCGGATGACAAGCCCAACAATACTGAGCCACTACTGCAGGCGCTGTTGAAAGACAAGCCCTACCTGGCTGGCGGTGGATCCAGCGCGGCAAACCCGGCGAAATCGGGCGGCACAATAGACCCAATTGTTACCGCTGCAAGAAAGGCAGCGGGCTTAGATAAGTGAAAGGAAACTAAAACATGGCAAACTCAATTGCTTTAGCATCAAAATTTATGCCCATTCTGGATGAGGTTTATAAAGATTCATCCCTCACCGCGTCGATGGACGCAAAGACCAAACCGATTGAATTCGGCGGGGCTGCGGCTGTCAATGTGTTCAAGATCAGCACCGTTGGTCTGGGCACTTACTCCCGCGCTACCGGTTATGCTGCTGGCGATGTGACCGGCACCTGGGAAACCCTGACGCTGTCTGCTTCGCGCGGACGCGCGTTCAGCATTGACCGCATGGACGACGAGGAAACTCTAGGTCAGGCTTTTGGCACTCTGGCAGGTGAATTTATTCGCACGCAGGTTGTGCCAGAAGTGGATGCTTACCGCTTCAGCAAGTACGCAAGCTGGTCCGGCATTACCGAAGTGGGTACGCCGGCGACGCTCTCCACCGCAGCTGCTGTTTTGGCTGCGTTTGATTTGGCTATGACTTCACTGGACGCGAACCAGGTGCCGTCTGAGGGGCGCAAGCTGTTTGTGGAAACTGGTATTTACAACCTGCTCAAAGCGAGCATCACGCGCTCATTGCAGAATGAGAACGGCGTGGATCGGCGCGTGTTTGAACTGGACGGCGTTGAGGTTATTCCTGTTCCGCTGACCCGTTTCTACAAAGGCATCACTTTGGACACTGGTAGTTCGTCCAGCTCGGGCGGCTACACCAAGACCAGCTCAACTGGCAGGGACATCAACTTCATGCTCATGCACCCAAGTTCTGTCTTGCAGGTCACTAAGTTGGCTGACCTGAAGGTGTTCACTCCTCAGGAGAACCAGACCGCTGACGCCTGGTTATTCCAGTATCGCTTGTATCACGACGCTTTCGTGTATGATAACAAAGTCGCAGGCATCTACAGCCATATCAAAGCTTCTTAACGGAGGCTGACATGGGATTGAAACAAGTTCAAATTCAAGGCTGGCTGAAGGACGTGAGTGACAACTTCGCGTCCCTCGGTCCTGTTGGAACGGATGTCGGACTGGGTAGCCTGCGGGTTGCCCGGTTCGAATTTGACGCGGGTATTGTCGCGAACAGACCCATTGCCGCATATAGCACAGGTGTGACTATACCGGCCAACGGGATTGTGGTAGGTGGGTTTATCGACGTAAACACTGCGTTCACTTCGGCAGGTGGCAATGCTGGAACTATCGCAATCAGTGTGGAAGGTGCTAATGACATCATCACCGCTGCTGCTGTTTCTGGCGCTCCTTATTCGACCATTGGCCGGAAGGCGATCGTGCCAAAAGCCAATACGCCGGAATCTACCAGCGTCAAGGCAAGCACTGCCAAAGCGATCACTTGTACAGTTGCTGTGCAAGCTCTAACTGCTGGCAAGTTGACTGGTTATTTGTATTACGTCGAAGGCATTGCCTCGGCATAGTTTTTAGCGGCTTGACGGAGTGGGTGGGTGCCTCCTTCACTTCCCCACTCCCGAGCCTAACGGAGCACACATGGCAGCACGAGCAACGATGACAAATCTGATCACGCTGGTACGCGGACTGATCAACGATCCGGTCAGTGTGACGGCTCAATTTTCGGACGATGCGATTCAAGAACAACTGGACACCCAGCGCGAGTATGTCCGAGTAAACGAGCTCACGCCATATGCTGAGCCGGATGGCATAACACAACTGAAATTCCAATCCCCATACAAATACTGGGAAAGCGATCTGGTGCTGACAAATCCTGCTGGCACTGTCCTTACACCCACAACGTCGGACCCCAAAGGCGGCTACTTCACGTTCACTGTTTCGCAGACTGGCGTTTATGCCACTGGATTCACATACGACGTTTATGCCGCGAGCGCGGTGTTGCTGACGTTGTGGGCAGGCAGAATTGAGCAGGATATTACCAAGTTCAGCGCGGATGGTTCCAGTTATGAGTTTGAGGGAGTCGCGCAAGGGAAGTTGAAACTGGCGCGAGAATACGCCTCAAAATCGCTTCGTTTTGGCGCGATGCAGTCGGTAAGGATGATTAGAGATGACTACACGGCTTAGTGCTGAAAATGTGGCGAAAATGCGCGCAGTACAGGAAAGTAATTTGCCTGAGACCGCGTATATACAACGTGTTACGGTAACGAATGGCGCGGATGGTTTCAGTGAAGCCTGGACGACTGTTTCGACGGTCAACGCAAGACTGGGTGAGCCGAAGGGCGAGATGGAGAGACAAATCGCTTCAACCATCACAGTGGGGAAGGTCTACGTGATCACGTTGCCAGTTGGAACAAGTGTTCTGGATACGGATCAGATCCAGATTTCGTCGGTGAACTATCGGGTCCATTGGACTAACAAAAACAAATCGCACGCCACAGCAATGCGCGTGTTAGTTACGGAGGCATAAGATGAATTTTGACCAAATCGTAAATGGAATCCCCTTGATTCTCGTTGTCATGGGATTAGTCGAACTCAGTAAGTCGTTTGGCGCGGAAGGGAAGATCCTGACCGCGATTAGTTTTGTGATCGGGCTGGTCTTGGGCATTCTGTACCAGGTGAGCCTGGGCATGCCAGTTGGTTTTGCCGGTTGGTTCGGGTCCGTAGTGTTTGGGTTGGCTTTGGGATTGATGGCCAGCAAGGTTTATGACGCGATTAGGAGTGCTTCTGAGGTTCGCGGATGACCGGCACGGAGGCTGTGGAGCTGTTACCAGCTGCCGCATGGATTCAAGCCGTATTTGTGTGTCTGTTTTTCGTTGTGGTTGTCTACATGCTGTCATGGAACTCCAAACAAGGCAAGGAATCCCGCGACTTTCAGCAATCCGAATCTAATAAGTGGCAAAGTTTTGTCAATGAGCTAAACGAGAATTGGCGTAAGCAAAACAGTGACCAGCGCAAGGAAAATAACTGCGCAATGGCGGATGTGAACGCCGGGCTGACTAATCTAACTAAGGTTACTGAGGGTCTCGTTATGGAAGTCCGAGAAATGCGCACTGAGAGTAGACAAATAACCGCTTCATTAGCAGCGCATGACGATCAGGCGAAAGAGATTCTGCACATTGTTCAGAAGCCAACACGTTCACGCCCTAACAAGGATAGTCAACCGCAATGAACATCACCGTGAGGACGACCATTCGAGACAACCGCATACCGAGCATCATCGCGACGTTTCCGGGTGCGATTTCGAAAGTGGTGACTAAGACAGCGTTTGATATTGAAGCAAGCGCGAAAGTTATTTGTCCGGTTGACACGGGCGCACTATCTGGGAGCATCAAAGCGGACGTGAAGGAATTCACCGCCACGATTGCGCCACATAAAGAGTACGACGCCTATGTGGAGTTTGGAACGATCAAAATGGCAGCTCAACCGTATATGCGACCAGCGGCTGACCTCAATGAACCAAAGTTCACCGCAGCGATTGACGCGATTGTGAAGGCGATGTAATGGCAGACGGATCCGCGTGGATTTACTCGACATTGACAGGCAGCACGTCTTTGGCGGCGCTGGTTGGGACGCGCATTTATCGCGATGAAGCGCCGGAAGGAACGGCGTTCCCATTCGTGGTGATGCAGCAGATCGACGCGGTGCCGGTGCAGAACGCGTTCCGTGACCGCTTGATGGATGGGGAACGCTGGCAGATCAAGGCAGTCAACAAGGCAACCAGCTACACGACGGTCAATTCGATCGCGGCTCTGGTTGAGACGTTGCTGCACAAAGCGCGCGGCTCGAACGTACTGAGCTCAGTATTGGAATTCAAGATGCCAATGTCTGAAAAGGACAATGGCGTGACGTACAAATCAATGATTTTAGATTTTCGGGTGCATACCCAGTAAAGGAAATAGACAATGAGTTTACCAGCAGCAGTATTTCAGGGCATTCAGGTTGGAGTAGAGAGTACTCCGGGAACTCCCGTAGCGGCGAACAAGAAACTTCTCTCTGTGAGTATGATCCCTTCGCCCCAGGTGGAAACAAAGCCATTCAAGGCGATGGGCAACAAATACGCGTCGTTCGCGGCGCTAAACAAGGAATGGTCTTCGATCAACATTGAGGGCGCTCCGACTTATAACGAGATCGTGTATCTGCTTTCGGGCTTGATGCACTATGCCGCTCCAGTTCAGCAAGGCGCGACAGCCGCGTACAAATGGACGTTCGTTTCGAACACCAGCGCAGCCGACGTGGGCAAGAGCTTCACGATCGAGCAGGGTGATGGGACTGCTTCGGCAGCCTGGCGCGTAGCTGGGGCGAAGATCAGCGGCTTGACCTTCAACTTTGGTCGAAATGAGATCACTGTGAATGGCAGCGGTATTGGTGAGGCAATGGAGACGGGGCTTACCCTGACACCCACCCCCACCGCGCTTTCACCAGTCCCGATCCTGCCAAGTCACTTGAAGTTCTACATGGCGGACACGCAGGCTGGCTTGGCTGGGGCGGTCGCACTGACCAACTCATTCAGCATGGAATGGAGCTTGACCGACAAGTTTGGGCTGGCATGGCCCGTTGGGCAGGATCCTGAGGCGGTCGAGGGCGAGCCCAACGCTTCTGGCAAGATCAAGGTTGCGACCGATGCGACTGGGATGGGGTTGATCTCCACACTGCGCAACGCGGCAACCAAGTGGTTCAGGATCCAGGCAACAGGCGCGGAAATCGCCACTCCCTACAACCAGCTGCTCACGATTGACTTCCCGGCGCAGGTTGAGAGCGTTGGCGATCCGAGCAACCAGGACAATGTTTACACGGTCGAATTCGGCTTGCTGCCTATTCACGACGCGACCTGGGGCAAGTCGGTCAACATTGAAGTGATCACCAATCTAAGCGCACTGTAGGAGCCTGATGAGGTTATCTGAGCTGACGAAGGACTTGAAGAAAATTGCGGTGGTTTACAAGACCGCCGCAAAAGATTATACGATCGAGATCGAGTATCGCACCCAGGCGGTGACGGTTGGTTTCCTGTCTGAGATGCAGGAGATGGTTGGGGTCGACCGGGTCGTTTATCAGATCGAGAAGGTCATCTCCAGCTGGGACTTGACCGACGATCAGGACAAGGTCATTCCGGTGACAGCGGAAGCGATGGAGAAGAGCGGCATTCCGATCTACTTACTGAGCTCGATGCTGGAAGCGATCGCGCAGGATAAATTAGCGCTGAGTGATGAAGCAAAAAACGGATAGCGGCGTTTCTCTGCGCGCCTGACGTATACCCACCGCCCTACCTGGCAGAGTATGAGGTCTATGAGTTATTCAAGATCGCAAAAGAGGTTGGGGTGGCAGTGTGGGAGCTGGCGAAACAGCCGGCGTATATTCTGGAAGGGTACAAGGCGATGATGTGGATCGACAACAGAGTAAAGACAGAATATACGAGAAAGGCTCAGAATGTCAAACATAACTGAGATTGTTGTAGCGATTGAAGCGTCGGGTGTTGATACTGTATTAGCCGCGTTGAAGCAGGTAGACGGCGCGCAAACAACGATGGCGAATAAGACCACGCAGCTCGGTAAGGGCACGACCCAGGCGACCGATGAGGGCGGAAATGCGCTGGTCAATTTTGGTCGCAAATGGCAGGGGGCAATGGCGGCGGTTAGTACTGCGGCAATTCCTATTTATGCGACGATTAAGGCAGTCAAAGCCGGGATCGAATTTACCCAGGAGGGCGCGCAGCTTGACTTTGCGGCGACCAAGTTTGACAACCTTACCGCATCGATCGGTGGGGTAAGCAGCATCATGCTGGGGGAAATGCGCACAGCAACAAGGGGTGTGAAGAGCGACTTTGAACTGATGGGGTTGGCGTCAAATTTGATGGCCATGCGATTGGCGAAGACACCGGAAGATGTCATCAGGCTCACGGCTGTGGCTGGCGCGATGAACATGGACATGAGTCAATTGACCATGACCTTGACGAACATGTCAAAGTTACGTCTCGATCAGTTGGGATTGAGCGTTGAGGGCGTGACGACCAAATTCGAGGAATTCCGCAAAACTGGCATGACCGATCAGGAAGCCTGGTTCCAGGCTGTGGTTGGCGCCGGTGAGGAAGCGATCGGGATCATGGGGCACGTGGCAGATACGGACGCGGGCGCATGGGCGAAGATGAGCGCCAGTCAGAAGACGTACTGGGACAACATGAAGAAGGACACGTCCGGAGTGGGCACGAAATGGGCGGATTTTTGGGCGAACGCGTATGGAGACTCAAACCAGCTTCGTGAGGCAAAAACATCATTTGAAGAATTGATTGATGCCGGGGCAATTAGAGCTGACCTTGCGCAGCAATATCTTAATACAGCCCGCGCCAACGAAGGCACATCAATGATGGCGTTTTTCAAGCAGAATGAGGCAGAAATCAAGAACGCCCAATCAGCCTGGGAACGGATCCAAGAGAGTTACGCATGGCGTAATGTTGCACCGGAGGGACTCAATACCACCGGATTGATGAGCGGCATAGGCGATCTGTCTTCACTGCAGGATCTAAAGCTCGACTTAATCACCAACGAGTCCCTGGCGAAGGTTGAAGAAATGCGGGCTGGGTACGCGGCAATCGGCGCCGACTGGGAATCGATGGCGAAGATGGCCATATCGTACGACGAGGTGCTGTACGACATCACAGCGAACAATAAAGATCTGGCGGAATTACAGGCAATTGTTGATGGCACTTCGGACTCATTCTACGGTCAAGCGATGAGCGTGGAAGAGGCGAAGGGAGCCATTGAGGGACTGACAGAGACGAACAAAGGACTTGAGAAGGCAATGGCGCAAGTGGCAGCGAACATGACCTTGTCGATGATGCAAGCTTCGATGGAGATTGGTGGCTATACTGAGAGCGAAATCGCGGCTCTGACTCAGTATATGGTGGATGCGGGGATGATCACCCAGGCAGCGGCGGACAAGATGGCGATTGATTTCATCGCGGCGTTGAACCTGGCGAACTCACTGGAGTTGGAAGCGAAGATCGGCGAGATCCTTGCGGATACAACTCAGTATGAAAATGGACTTGAGATTGTCAACGGATTATTGCTTGACGCGAAGACCGGCGAAGTGTTGGCGGATATTACCAAGTATTTGGCTGGAATGAGTGAAGCTGACCTGGCGCAGCTGGATCCGAAAATCGTTGAGATCCTTGCGGCGATTGGTCCATATCTCGACGCCCTTCTTGCCTTACCGGATCCGGATGATAAAGACGTAACCATCACCGCAACATATAACGATCCCGGTTTGGTCCCAGATGTACCAAAGTCAGTTGACATTTGGGTGAACTACACCGGCGGAACAGCATTCCAAACTGCTATCGGTGGTCCCGTTTACCCTGGGCAAACCCGTACCTGGAACGAACCCGGACGCGAAGGGGAAATGCTGATTCCTTCTCAATACGGGCGCGTGTTGAGCAATCACGAGGTAGCACAGGTGATGCGAGAAGCGATTGCAGGT